GGGCGTGCGTGCGAATCGCGTTAAGGGCGTGCGTGCGAATCGCGTTAAGGGCGTGCGTGCGAATCGCGTTAAGGGCGTGCATGCGAGCCGTGTTAAAGAGCGTGCGCCATGTAGCGATTCTGATCCTGAGTGCATGCACGCCAGTCGTGTCAAAGAGCGTGCGTCCCATGTGTCGATAGAACCCAGTCGATTCAGTGCCGAATTCACAACATGATGATAGCATGATTTTATGTCCAAGACACCAGATGATGCTGTCATTATTAGATGCTAGCCGTGTCATGCAACTTACGTGATGCAAGTCGAGTGTCTGTCCGACTCTGTCGATGACATCATCATCCTGTGCGCGTCGAATGTATAAGAAGACGACAGCCTGTCGCATTTGTGTCATGGAAAATGCTCTTTTCGAAATCACAAGATGATGATGATGCATGATGATACGCGGCCGCATACACCGACCATGCGACTAACGAAAATCGTCAACTAGCGCGTCGATTGTCACTCTGTCTTGCGTTTCGTCTTGACCAAAGCGCCACGTATGATGTTTACCAAATAACGACCGTCATTTCCAACACACGTCAGCGGGAAGTCGTCGACTTGCCACTTGGTAACCAGCTCCAATCGGCCGCGTTGTAGCGTTTCCTTTCCCATGTAGACCTGAATAAAGAGCGTGCGCCGATCCGACCACCACCACGAGGCGACCACGTGGCAGTTTGTCGTGCGATTACACGAGTCGAGCAGCACCAAGACCGGTGGAACATACAGAACCATCGACGGTTTGGGCATTTGTAACTTGAATACACCACTCTCATGCTGCATGTCCACGAAAAGGGACATCGCCGATGGTGTCGACGAGTCGCATCTGCCTTCGAAGCACGTCGGTAGGGTGCACGAGCCGTTGGGGTTGATGAATGGACACGATGAGTGACTCATGTTCGTCATGTTAAAACAGAATAGTCTTTTAAGGTAGCACAATCACAACTACGTCGAAGCACAAACACCCAACGGTCACTGCTTCGGTCAGCACTCCGACATTGCCAAGTCGTCGTTGATTCGACTTTGTGTCCTCAGTGGACTCCTCGGTAATTATGACAGCTCTAGGTGTCCACGCCGACTCTACTGGCATCGGCCACGTTTTACTCAAACGCTTATGCTCCCCAAACGAAGATTTTGGAGGGATTGACAAAAGATGAAATCCAGATTTTCGATATACTTTTTCGATGGTTCGTAGCCCAAATCGAGTACTCACTCCCTTTCAAAGTTCTTCCTTCGAAATCCGGATTTCCTCTGTTGTCAATCCCTCCGAAATCTTCGTTTGGGGAGCATAAATTTGTAGCCCAAAATTTATGCTCCCCAAACGAAGATTTTGGAAGGTTTGACAAAAGATGAAATCCAGATTTTCGACTGACTTTTCAATGGTTCGTAGCCCAAATCGAGTACTCACACCCTTGAAAAGTGCTTCGAAAATCTGGATTTCATCTTTTGTTCCTCCTTCCCAAATCTTCGTTTGGGAGGGATAAAATTGGCCCCAAATACAGTACTCCGATATTGTCGACGTCAAAACGGCTTAAATGCGTGCGACGCCCCATTTAGTGGACATGAAAACGGAAGAGGGTGTGATATTCGAGCTGTACAAATCGGGAGACTTGTCCGAAGAGCACATCATGAAAATATGGTTCCCAGTCGACTCGTCCGGGAACGCTCGACCCGCGTGGACGGTCGACCACAGTCTAAGGGCGCAGCTTCTGTTGGAGGCGTGCTACAAGTCGCACACGCGCCTCATTGCAATGTTGCTATCGCGGGAGTTGCTCGACTACTGTTGGGGTGATAATGTCGAGGAGTTCGTTGCAGTCGCGCGAGAGCGGTCGCTGCTCGGTGTGGTGCGATTCTACGTCGAACACTCGATTGGGGATTTGCAAGAGACGCTGTACTGGACGTGCAAGCAACCATCCGTCGGCGAGGATGTCGAACTGCGGTACATTTTCAACTTGCTCATGAAAAACGACGACGTGAGCAAGTCATTCGAATCCAACGTGTGCATCGGCGCTGCGTCCAAGTATGGCAGTCTGTACGCCGTCAACGCGCTGCTGGAGTTGGACGACGTCGATCCATCCGACTACGACAACCACGCTCTGTGCATGGCCTCCAAGTACGGGCACGCTGCAGTGGTGAGGCGACTCATGCAAGACCGCCGCGTCGACCCTGCGGACGATGACAACCGCGCCATCCGAATGGCGTGCCACCGCAACCACATCGAGGTCGTCCGTCTGCTCATGGACTCGCGACGCGTCGACCCATCGTGCCGATCGAACGTGTGCATGAAGTACGCAGTCGAGCACGCGGTCGAAACGGGGTGCAACGACCTCGTCGTCACCCTGTTGACGGACGCCCGCGTCTCGATGTCCAACGCTGATGTCGCTTTTCTACTCGAGCGAGCGAATGCGTCCACTGAATGAACACCGCGCAACTCGGGTGCGCAAATGACTCTTGAAACTTCAAGTTGAAAGGAGCGCCTTGTTGTAACTAAGAGAATCAGTAGAGACTGCACACGGCGCGCACGCGCCATTACGTGACGCCAAATCACAAGGGCCACATGCAACTACGGAATGTACCGTTTTTGTAATGAATAGATTCAAAATCTACATCACATATTTCGTAGTTGCATGTAGCCCTGCAAATCACAAACAAAGCGATTCAGGGGACGAAAGGCGTCGTCGAAAGCACCGTCAAAAGTAATGAAATGTATGCTCCCCGCGAAGAATAATGATGGGAAGGATGAACAAAAGATGAAATGCGGATTCTCGATGGACTTTTCAAGGGCGTGAGCCAAATTGCTGAGCACTCATGCCATTGAAAAGCCCATCGAAAATCCGCATTTCATCTTTGTTCCTCCTCCCCCATCATGATGTAAAATCATGTGGGCATATGCGCATGTTTCATTAAAGGCGACTATGTAAATGACTCGACCCTTCCTTTCGACCCGGCCAAGTTTGAGGTCCGTGCGACGAATCACGAATGCAGTGTCCACACGAAGCACGCGAGTGGCCGTCGTCATGGTTTGTCGCGTGCTCTTGCTGTCAGGGTCGGTCATCGGCGTCGCAAAAGGCGCACCCGAACTCACGTGGCCCTTTTTCACGGTATCGGATGTGCTGGCGACGTCGGGTGGTCGCATCATGTACGCATCGTGGGTTGCATCGCTCGTCGTTTGGCTCCCCGTGAATGGGATGAACAGCGTGTTTTCTACCTGCGGAGCGGTCGCGATATGCGCGCCGTTATTCCCGGTTCCGTGCGGAACGCCCTTCGTGTGGCAACATCTCTTGACGTCGCCAGTCCAAAGCGCGCGCCACTTTGCGTGGGCGGCGACATTCATCGCCTGTGCGTTTGCGGGGTTGGTGCGCGCACGCTACTGGATCGCGATGCTCGTGGCCACCTTTGCGTGCATGTTTTCCGTCGGACAGTGGCTCGGGAGTCCGTGGTTGGTGGCGGGTGGGTGCATGGTCGAGTGGGGGTTGATGTTCCTACCAATGTTCTACATGGAGAGTAGTTACACCACGAGTACACCACTAGTTATCACCCGGCGATAGCCGGATTGGACAGTCCGACAGGGACGTACCCATCGTCCGTCAAGACGGGCGTTTAACATATGAATGCTCCCGAAGATCTGGGAAGGCCGAAGAAACTGTCCTGGTCGTCTTTTCGACGCAACTTTATGCTCCCCAAACGAAGTGTTGGAAGGAGGAACAAAAGATGAAATCCGGACTTTCGAACGGCTGTTCTAAGGTTCGGCCTGACAAAATCTTCGTTTGGGATGGAAAACGCGACTGTTTTTCTCGCCACAATGGTCGCTTTCATTGTGGCGAGAAAAAACAGTCGCACTTAAAAGTAGATAAGACAAATCGACCACAACAAAAGCAAGTATTTGGGTAGGAAAACCCATGAAAGGGTAATGAAAATGACAAGTTGAGTTGTGATGCGTACATTGAAATTACCAATCATTGCTTTTGTTGTGATCGATTTGTCTTATCCACATTTTTCATGCGTGCTTTACCCAATGGCTGAAAGTGCGACTTTTTTGCTCGCCACACTGTTTGGGAGCATGAAACTAAAACGAGTACTAAATGACGCCAGCGCCTCCTCCCGTTGCCAAGCGGGTTCCGCACGAATTCACCGTGCACGGCACCCGCATACAAGACCCGTACCACTGGCTCAAGTGGAGAGACTGGCCGAGCGAAATACGCGACCGCGACATCCTCGCCTATATTGACGACGAGAACGCGTATTTCGACGATTTCACGCGCCTCCACGCGCGCCACATCGACGAGGTCGTCGACGAGCTCAAGGGGATGATGCAACTGACCCAAGTGTCGACGTACACAAAGGTCGACGACTACTACTACTACAGCCGGACCGACGCGCATCGCGAGTACGCGATCTACTGTCGCAAGCACCTGTCCGAGAATGGGCGCGAGGAGATTCTGCTCGACGTGAACCGGCTGGTCGGAGCGAGGCCCTTTGTATCGGTCGACGCGTTCGCGATCTGCCCGAGGCATGCCCGCATGGCGTATTCGGTCGATTTCACCGGCAGTGAGCGGTACCAGGTCTTCGTCGTTTGCATCGCGACGAACGCCCAACTGTCCGATCCGATCCCGGACACGATCGGGGATGTGGTGTGGCATGAGCGGGCGAATGGGTTCTTTTACACGCCGTGCGACAGCAATTGGCGACGCACGAAGGTCATGTTCCACACGATTGGGACGAGGCACGTCGACGACCGCTGTGTCTACACGGAGAAGGACGCATCGTGCGCCGTGTCGGTGCGCAAAACATCGGACCGGCGACTTGTCATCATCCAAATCACCGGTCAGGACAGTAGCGAGTCGCACTACATTTCGATGGACGACGACCACGAAGTTCCTACGCTCTTGAAGAGGCGCGTCGCCGACGTTTTTTACACAGTCGACCACGGGACGAACGGCTTTTACATGCACACCAACGACCGCGCCGGCCGCTTCCGAATGCTCGTCGCGCCCCATCCGAGCGCTACTTCCACGGGCTCCACGAAGAGACTTCGCTGGCGAGAGCTCGTCGCAGAGGACCCTCGCAAGTACCTCGTCGGATATTCGCTGACGAAGAGGCACATCCTGCTCAACTACCGACTGGACGGGCGGCCCGTCATCGTGGTCAGCGACCTGGGCAGCTGCGAGGCGCGCCGGGTGGCCTTGCCCGACGTCGATGGCGACGAGTCGCACGTCGCGTCCGGCTACAGCGCCAATTACGAAGAGTGCGACCTACGCATCGACTACTCGTCATTGACGCACCCCGACCGGACGTATCGGTACGATTTCGGGCAAAACACGGTCCAACTGCTGAAGATGCTGCAGATTCCCGGTGGCTTCGACTCGGCGCAGTACACGTGCCGGCGGATATTCGCCCGCTCCGACGACGTCGACGTGCCGGTGACGGTCCTGTACAAGACGGCGCTCTTCCGACAGGACGGGTCGTGCCCGGTGTACTTGTACGGATACGGCGCGTATGGGCACGCCATCCCACCGACCTTCAATACCATGGCCGTCGCGCTGGCGAATCGTGGATTTGTGTACGCCATCGCCCACGTGCGGGGGGGCGACGACATGGGCCGCGAGTGGTACACATCCGCAACGCTTCTGACCAAAAAACGGACGTTTGACGACTTTATCGCGGTGGCCGAGGCGCTGATCGACCGTCAGTACACGTCGAAGGGGCAGATCGTCATCGCGGGCCGAAGCGCGGGCGGGATGCTGGTCGGGAGCGTCGTGAACACCCACCCCGACTTGTTCAAAGCGGCGATCGCACACGTTCCGTTCGTCGACGTCCTCAACACGATGCTCGATGAGCGTCTGCCGCTCACGGTCGGCGAGTTCAAGGAATGGGGCAACCCGACCGACGACCGGCGCTTTTTCGAGTACATCCGGTCGTATTCGCCGTACGACAACGTCAAACGGCAGCGCTACCCGCACATCCTAGTCACCGCCAGCATCGCAGACCCGCGCGTCGGTTACTGGGAGCCCGCCAAGTGGGTGGCCCGACTTCGACGCCGCAAGACGGACCGCAACCTCGTCATCCTCAAGACGAGCATGCACGCCGGCCACGGCGGTGCGACGTCGGTCGACGAGTACCTGACCGAGGTTGCGGAGGAGATCGTCTTTGTCCTGCATGTGCTTGGCCGACTCGACCACTGACTCCTGTCGAAATCACAAGATGATGATATACCATGATGATGTGTCTGTCGAAATCACAGGATGATGATGTATCTGTCGAAATCACAAGATGATGATATCATGATGATGTGTCTGTCGAAATCACAGGATGATGATGTCGTCATGATGTATCTGTCGCAATCACAAGTTGATATCTTGATGATGTGTCTGTCGAAAACCCAAGATGATGAAATCATGATGTGTCTGTCGAAATCACAAGATAAGCATGTTTGTACCAAGCCGTGTTACAGGGCGTCGCACCAAGCCGTGTTAAAGGGAGTCGTTCGTGTGCGGGCCAGTCTACGATTTTCACATGTTGATATCAGGATGATGTGTCTGTCGAAATCACAAAATGATGATATATCATGATGATGTATCTGTCGAAATCATAAGCATTGTGTCTGTCGAAATCAGATGATGATATCATGATGATGTATCTGTCGAAATCATAAGATAATGATATCATGATGATGTATCTGTCGAAATCACAAGATGATTATATCATGATGATGTGTCTGTCGAAATCACAAGATGGGTGATACAATGATGATGTGTCGGTCAAAATCACAAGATGGTGATACAAATTTATGACTCCCAAACGAAGATTTGGGAAGGCCGAACAAACCGTCTGGAACATGTTTTCTATGCACTTTTCAAGGACGTGAGTACTCGATTTGGGCCAAGAATCGTTGAAAAGTGCGTCGAAAAGATGTTTCAGACGGTTTGTTCGGCCTTCCCAAATCTTCGTTTGGGGAGCATAAAATTACACAATGATGATGTGTCTGTAGAAATCACAAGATGGTGATGCAAATGATGAGGTGAACGCGAAAAGCCTGCACGACGAGCCGGTCTGTGCGATGCCTTCGCGTTGAACGACGCCTTCACGTTTTCCACTTGGCCGCGCACTTCGAGCACACGTAAAAGGTTGTCATCGACTCGTCGCCCGATCGCGTCTGCATCTGGCAGGTGTACAGTTTCTTGGACATGCACTTTTTACACTGCTCCACGCCGTCGACGACCTCCAATGTGCTTTTGTGCTTCTTGAGTTCGTTGTCCAGGCGCTCTTTGAACGCGTTGGGGGGGGCCGCTTTGTTGTGCAGGAGGAAGTGCAGGTCGTCGTACGCGTCGTGGATGGTGTCGTACATGAGGAACATCTGCGCGACATTCGCGTTGAGCAGGGAAATCTGCTCCACCGCCTTGTTGGTGCCGAACGGGGTGATGTTCGGCTCGTTTTTCTTTTTCCGCTTATTGACGAGCTGCTCGTGTGTGTAAATCTCACTCGAGCTCACCGTCTCGGCGTCATCGTCGTCCATCTCGTCCGAGCTGGATTCGACTTGGATGTCATCCACAGCGTCGTGTTCTTCCTTGCCGTAGCTGTGACTGGACTGGGCGTCGTCCTGGTCGTCGTCGGCGTCGGAAAGATGGTCTTCCGACTCGCAATTCACCGATGCGTCGTCGTCGGACATGCGGTGCGAAGTTGGACTCGGTCTCGACAACATTTAAGTCATTTTTGTGCGGTCCGTCGGACGAATGGCGCGCGTTTGCAAAAAAGTCGCGCGCTTCTTTGACGCCTCGTTCGAATGTGGCCGGAAAATCTTCGAATAAGAACACTCGATGACGACGAAAGCAATGTGTTGCCATGTAGCGAACAAAAAATTGCGCAATTTCGCACCCACTACTTAACGAAGGAACTTGCATACGTGAGTACTCACCAATCAGGCCAAG